ATGAGCTGAGCGTTCAGCTTCAGTACCGAATGAGGCCACCTGGAAAGAAGGGAGACTGGGGACCATGGCGAGACGCCAAAGTTCTGACGATCGGGGATCCGGAGAATCAGGCACAGGACGATCGTCCTGCCAAGCTCGCCCCCTTGTGATGCGGATTTTCTGTCAGGCCTGCGAGGACGACCTCTCAGATACCGAGCGCACGATCAGTCGAATCTTCGAGGGCAAGTACTACTGCCTGGAGTGCTACACCGAGAAGGCCCATGGTCGCGTCTTTTGCTACGAGCGGGAGAACTCCCAGTATCTCGGCGATCATCTGACACCACGTCAGTTCGCAAAACTTGACCGCGAGGACGAATGATGAAGAAGCCGTTGGATGTGATTGAGGTGGTGGCGGTGATCAACGTCAAACTCCCAGACCCAGCCGTGAGGGCCTTACGCCTGCTGACGAGAACCTACCTCTCGCAGGCGCTGCATTTGCTGAATATCGAAGAGAACTTGGCGGACACCGCCTCCGGTAATTCAGCGACCACCACCCAGTACGATCTGATTCAGAAATCACTGAGAGCCTTTGGTGGCGCCCCTGGAAAAGACGAGGCCGCGGAACTGCTGCAAGAAGTGATCGGCCGGATTTCCGAGTTCAGGAGTAACGTGGCGCGTTTCACCTCACGGAAAGATCGTTTGCTGGCCGAGATCAAAACCCTGCAAGAACAGGTCGATAAGTTGATCCAGAAAAAACGCCTCTTCAAAGAGGTCAGGAATCATCACGCCGAGCCAGTGCAGGAATGATTTTTTTGGGCCATTGACAGATTAGCTTTTGCCGCTAATCTATGTGAATCACCAACGCGAGTTGGCAAGGTCGACCGCACGACCAAAGGTGAGAAAAGCTGGCGACTTCGAGCGCGCAGTAGCACTCACCTTCCCTTTTTATGTAGGGGAATGCGGAGAGAGCGCCTCGTAGTAGCGCGTAAAAAAGAAAGGGGATGCGTATGTTAGTTAGTGTGACTCCATTTGAGATTTTCAAGTTCGCTGGTGGGGACAAGGCTCGTCGCGCGCAGTGGAAGCTAGTCTCCGAGGAATGCCAGCAGATTCACAATCGAGTCTGGCAGCTATTCCTCCAGTGGCATAGCGTTAATGGGTCTGTTGCAAAGATCAAGGCTGGCTTGGAGGCCTTGGCTGCTTGGCGTGCGGCAGGTGGAGACAAGGAGACGAAACCTAAGCCGGAAGTGGTGGCGATCGGCTCCGAGCTTAGCAAGATCATCTACCGTGATGTATCTGATGGCTGGCCGGATGTTCACTCACGCACCAGAGTGCTGCTGCTGAATCGTTTAGTATCCGGCATCCGAACCCGCAAGGCTTGCAGAGGCTCCTTGCCGGGTTGGATCAATATCCTGTTCTGCCGGGAGGGAATCCCATCCTTCACGCATCCAGTTCCGATTCCATTCGATAAGGTAAACTCCCATCTGATTCCTCCTGACGACGAGAACGATAACTGGCGGCTGTCGGTGAAGGTGGAGCGGTCGCCTAGTGACGGCCACTCCCTGGTAGATGAGTGTGAACTCATGACCCGCAAGCGAAAGACACGCAGAATCGCTGGCGTGCTCTCTAGGATCGCTGAGGGACTGTCATCGTTTCGTGGCTCCTATTTGGTATGTGATCGCGGGAAGTGGGTTGCCATGATCTGCCACACCTCAGCCGCGGAGCAGGCTAACATGCTCGACTCCACCAGGAAGGCCATCCTCATGCCGGGGGTGCATAACGCGTGGGTGGTGAAGAAGAACGGCATGATACGTCGTCGATTCGCTGACCGGAATGGTGAAGCGAGGCACGTCCTTGGTATGCGTCGGTTGATCTTCGGTGAACGTCAGGAGCGGCAGGCAAATTACCGCTGGGCCTCGTCCAGCCTTAAGGGTCACGGCCGCGGGAAAGCCACGCACGGATGGGAAAAGCTCTCCAGCCGCTGGCGTGATTTCGTGAAGCGTTACAACAACGAGATCACGACGAAGCTGGTGAAGGAGTGCGTGCAGGACGGGATTGGAACGATCGAGTACTACCAGCCAGTTGATTTCCAGCGCGATCGGCGCTGGCTAACCGGGAAAGACTACCGTTGTGGCTGGGACTATTTTCAGGTTAAAACGATGCTCTCCCAGAAGTGTCAACGGGCTGGCATCGTGTTTACAACGAAGCAGATCGGTGCGGTGGAGGAGGGCGCGAAGCCAGCCACCATACCTCGAAAAACTGCCTAACTATCAAGGGAATGCGGGCTGCTGGGCGCACTGGAGGTGAAGTGGGTAAGGGAATCAATAGGGAATGCGGGAATTCCGACTCGCCTCGACGGGTGAAGTGGGCGAGGGAATCAATAGGGAATGCGGGCCGGGCAAGCAATGACTAGATTTTTCCGATCGTGTTTCATCTGCCATGATATCGTCTCAGTCAGTGCAAAGGTCGCTGGGCGTGGTGAGAAGGTGTATTGTTCCGATCATGGCAAGTACGCCACGGTCATAACCAGAAAGGCCAATACTTATGTCAGAGAACCAGGAAAACGCCGTGTGGTCGCAGTCAATCGCCAAGGCCCGGGAGCTTCGCCGGAAGGGGGCGGGATTGCTGTGGGATCGCGTGAAGATTCTGATCGGGGTTTACAAGGACAGTGACTTTCTGGCGCACTGCGATTCACTCGATCGCAATGCGGAGGACGTGCTCGACGACGAGCTGTCGGACACCTGTTCGGAGTTCCTGCCTCTGAAGATTACCATGGAGTACTTTCCCGAGAAAAACGACTGGCTGAACACGAAGATTGACGTCCTGCGTGCCAAGGCCGAGGAGATGTGCAAGAAAAGCCGTCATGATGGAGAGGAGATCACGCGTGATCGGCCTTCCTGGAAAGAACGGTACATGGAATTGAAGCGGAAGTACGACGCCTCCCAGATCGAGTGGCAGCTCAAGCACGACGCCCTGCAGAAGAGCCACGACGTCATGGAGGCCCGGTTTGAGGAGCTGTCGAAGGTGCTGCAGTTCCAGGCGACGCATTGAAAAGGGGAATGCGGTAGTACTCCTCAACCCTAGGGAATGCGGGTGGGAACCGTGATGTCAGGGAATGCGGGGGGGTCATCGGCTCGATAGGGAATGCGGGTATACGTCGCATCAACTGGGAATGCGGGGCAAGGGTGATGCTAGGGAATGCGGGTTCGTCGTTTTGCCCGAGGGAATGCGGGGTACACTAGGCTTGACAAAAACAATGCGAGAAGTAGGATGAACGCCACTGAGGGATGAGATCCTCAGTGGTGCGGAAGGCGAGCGAGATTAAAGGCCAAACGTAATATGAGTACATCACTGCAATTTTCGTTACGTTTGGCAAAGCTCGCTAACGAAAACTCACTTCAACAGCCAGCTCCTTCGGGTTCTGGCTGTTGTCGTTTGCGTCACAGGCATTGCTTGCCAAACGGGCTTTCTCTGACCACACCCGTAACAGTCTGGTGGTCGAAATCCGATATGCCAAAAACCCGTAAGACGGGTGGCGAAGTAGTGGGTCGAACGGTTGTGGGCAATCTGGTTCACGACGAGAGTCGAGCACGGACAGCTCGTCTCTTCCACCAAAAGCACATGGCATCTTCGGTAATCGGTGAAACGCACAAAGCGCTGCCCGGCTTCAACTCGGCAGATTCCAGGAGTATTCCTGGAACGCGTGCGTCTAAAGCACAAACAGATTAACGTGTACCGATTGAAAACTCATGTCACCCCCCCTTTAGCTGTTGAGGGGGAAAGGGGGTGTCTTCGCCAGAGTTTGACCCCACTTCAGTCAGACGTCACCATCGGCGGACTCCAAGAGTGTCGAGTGCTCTTGGCTGAGGAGGGTCGTCACGAGACAAGCCTGTCACGCCTATCGACCCGCGAAAAGAGCCTTCAAAGGCTAAGAGAAAGAACCATGAAAAAACAACAGACCGACGCCCAGAAGCGACGCGACAGGAGGCCAGTGAAATTCACCCCTGTCCATGCTTGTTCGCGCTGCGGCGTTAAACGCGTGGTGACTGTTCAGGAGGAGAGGCAGGCCGCACGACTGCGGTGCTTTGAGTGTGGTGGACCAATGAACCGCATCAGCCAAACTTGACTGGTAGTGGCGGGATACGCTACCTTTCAGGAATGAGCACGACGATTGTGGACAATAACGGCAACACCCGGGTGGTGCCTGACATCAAGAAGCGGATGCGAAAGTGCATCGTCTGTGGACTGCCCAGGTTTGACGCTGACTTCACGTCCGATCAGGTGCGCTGCGACGTCTGCGTGTTCCGGGCGCGCGACAAGGAGTTGACTGAAAAGGTCGATTCCGCGCTGCAAAACACCGTGCTTTCGATCTTGCAGCGGACCCAGACTGGTGAAAGTGCCACGGAGTTTGCTCCGGTGGTGGACGGATTGTTCGCCCGATTCGGCGGTGTTGATGGGTTCTGCGACGACTGGTACAGCCAGATCGCCATCGCCATGCGTGATCGTCCTGGTACGATGGGAATCCTGAACCACTTCAAGGCGATTGCTGAGCTGGTGAAGAAGGCCAAGCCAGACTCCCCTCTGGGTGATCTCTCCAAGAAAACTGATGCCGAGTTGATATCGGCCGTCAGGAGCTTCTTGGTGACTGAGCAAACTCCCCGTATCGAAGGACCGTTCTCGGTGGCTCCTCTGCCATAGTCAGGCGCCGTAGTGCCCAGACACCGTTGTGGAATGGACGCTGCCCAACTTCGCGACTTCATGCGCGAGTTGTCGGATCGTGGCGAGGAATCCCTGAAGCTCTTCCGGCCGCAGGAGCATCAGGAGGAGATTTTCACCAGCACGGCTTCTGAACTGTTGATCCGCGGAGGCAACCGTAGCGGCAAGAGCGTGTGCGTTGCGGTGCTTCTGGCCTCGGAGATGATGCGCACTCCGGTGCGGGATCACATCGGCGTTCTACTGCCGCTCCACGCCCCCCCAGAGGGCAACAAGATGACGGTCTGGCTCGTGGGGTACGGCGAGAAGCATATTGGCCAGACCTTTCACAGACTCTTGTTCCAGCCGGGTTTGTTCGAGATCATCAAGGACGAGCAAACGCAGGCTTGGCGCGCGTATCAGCCGTGGAGGGATTGGGACCGGCGTAAGGAGCGAAAGCCAGCACCTCCCCTGATTCCGAGACGCATGATCGACAAGGGCGGTTGGGGTTGGAAGAACAAGTCCATCCGCCACTTCGAGGTCTGTCGCTTGGTGAATGGAACGGAGATTTTCGCCTTCACTTCGATCGGTGATCCGAAGATGGGTGATCCCGTGGACAGGGTGTGGGTGGATGAGGCGATCCGTTTCCCGAAGCATTACGCTGAATGGCAGGCGAGAATTTCGGATCGCAAGGGCAGGATCTTCTGGTCCGCGTGGCCGGGCCGCGTGAATAGTGCCTTGATTAACCTGCACTCCCGCGCCAAGGCCCAAGTGACGCGCATTCCACCAGACGTCCAGGAAGTGAGACTGGCGTTCAGTCAGAACCAATTCGTGGATGACGACGAGAAGAGAAAGCGTCTGGAGGGCTGGAGCCCGGACGAGGCGCTCAGTCGCGACCTGGGTGAGTTCGTGCGAGGCAACTCCCAGGTTTACCCAACTTTCTCGGCAGCTCTTCACAGCACCCCCTGTCAGGCAGAATCACAGGATGACGAGGTGGATGCGGTATTGCGAAAAACCAACGGCGTTCCACCGGACGACTGGAGTCGAACCTTGATTCTGGATCCGGGCCACACGCATCCAGGAGTTCTCTTTGCGGCGATTCCCCCTCCGCGATTAGTGAAAAACGGCGACAAGATCGTTTGCGGCGTGGTCTACGACGAGATTTACCTACCAAGCTCCGACGCCACGGAAATCGCCAAGGCTTGTCTGCCGAAGATGGAGGGGTACGCCTTCCACACTTTTCTGATTGACTTTCATGCTGGCAGGCAGACCCCGATGGGGTTCAGCATGACCATTGCCGATCAGTACTCCAATGCCTTCCGGGAGCAGGGGCTTTTCTCCTTGCAGAGTGGCAGCGCTTTCTCGTGGTCCAGTGATGACGTGGAGGGTGGGCTGGAACTAGTCAGGGTGCGTCTGCGCCCGGCGAGGAAGTTTCGCCCGTGGCTCAGGGTGGTGTCCAAGACCTGTCCGAATTTCATGCAGCAGATGGAATTGTACGAGAAACAGACCGATGCCAGGGGGTTTGTGTTGAACAAGCCAGCTCCACGGCAGGTGGATTGTCTGTGCGATTGTGTTCGGTATTGGGTTCAGAACGACCCCACCTACATTACACCCGATCAGCCGATTCGGGTGAAAAGTCCAGCTTGGTTGGCCTTTACCAATGACTGGAGCGAGAAACCGAAGGGCCAAGTTTCAATCACTTTGGGAATGAAGGAGCGATAATGAAGACTTTGACGATTGGTGAGGTGTGCGTGTACTACCCAGGAGGCGAGGTAACTCTGGAGCCAGCCGCCGCCCTGGTGACTGGCGTGTCCCACGGGACTTGCGTTACGTTGGCGGTGTTCCAGAAAGGATCCACGATCATTTGGCACCGTCCGAGCGTGTTCCACCTCGACGACCCGGCGAACAAGAATCCATCCGTACCCAAGCTTTACGGAACGTGGGATACTGTGGAGGCTCACCGGGAGCGTGTTCAGGAGGAGCGTGAAAGGCTGACTCGTATTCGACAGAGGGCCGCCGATGGGGAGGTGGATCGTGAGCGGAACTTCGATGATCTGATGAAGTTTCACGCGGAAGATATCGTGAAGATGCGTACGGAACAAAACATGACCGCAGTGGACATTGCTCAGGAAATGTCCAGCCGAACCGGCCTATCCTGGACCTACCAACGAATTGGTAAGATGCTCAGGAATCGTGGGCTGGTGCCTACCTAAAAAAGGGAACGCATGGACGCCGCTATTCTCACGCAACTGATCTCGGACAAGTACGAGTTCATGCGCCCGATCACTGATGGCTGGATTCGGATGTTCGAGTCCGCCAAGGAGTCTCGCTCTGGTTTTGATGCCGTGGCACGGCAATGCACGGAGTTCTTCTCAGGCGCCATTGGGTTCATGTGGGAGAAGGAGTACGCGAAGAAGTACATGGGCGGCAATATGTCGCCCCGGTTCAAGATCACCATGGCGAAGGCGTTCGAGTTGGTCGCACTCTATGGTCCGGTGCTGTACTGGAAGAACCCCCAGCGCACGGTTCGCACGCGCAAGGGAATCAACTACTCACCGGAGATGTTCGGTGGCCAGCAGGACCCTCGATCCCAGCAGATGTTTCAGCAGGCTCAGATGGAGCAGCAGATGATGGCCGCGTCGGATTCCGCGCGCTGTCAATTGCTGGAGTCTTGGCTGAATTACACCCCTCTAGAGATGCCCGGTGGAGGGCTCGCGTCCCACTCCGAGATGGCGATCACTCAGGCGTTGGTGACGGGACGTGGAGTCCTGTGGCCGGAACCGTACACGATGCCCGGTTCCGAGCGAGTTCTTACCGGGTGTTTTTTTGATTCCCAGGACAACCTCTTCATCGATCCGGATGCGACCTGCCTCCAGGATGCGATGTGGATCTGCCGCAGGCGGGTAGAGCCGTACTGGGTGGCTGAGCGGAAGTTCAAGCTTCCTCCCGGGACGCTGAAGCAGTACGCCACCATGGAGAGTGTTTCCACCCAGACGGACGTCAAGAATAGCACTTTTGGGAGGAATGACCGTGCCCAAGGCAAGACCAACGACATGCTCATTTACATGGAGTTCTTTTCCAAGATGGGCGTGGGTGCTCGAATCCGCAATGTGGACACACCACTGCGTGAGGCCTTTGACCGCGTGGTAGGTGACTATGCCTACGTCGCGGTGTCCAGGGACGTTCCGTTCCCTCTCAATGCTCCCACGAAAATGATCCTGGATGGGTCCGACGACGATGTGGAGAAAGCCTTCCGCTGGCCGGTCCCGTACTGGATGGACAACCGCTGGCCGTGCGCCGTGCTGGATTTTTACCGCAAATGGAACGAGCCGTACCCTATTCCACCGATGGCTCCGGGGCTGGGTGAGCTGGCCTATCTCAACGTGTTCATGAGTCACTTGGCTGGCCGGATCTGGACGTCTTCGCGCGACTTCATTGTCGTGTTGGAGGCCGCCAAGAAGTACATCGAGCCAGCCTTGAAAAACGGTGAGGACCTGTCGATCCTGTCGTTGCCATCGAACTTCAAGTCCATCAAGGACGTTGTTGATTTTCTCCAGCAACCGCAGGTGAACAAGGACGCCTGGGAGATTATTGATCGTCTGACGGCCCAGTTCGAGAAACGCGTTGGCTTGAATGAGTTGTTGTACGGGCTGAATCCCGGTGGTACTCAGAGCAGGACTGCCACCGACACCGAGGCCAAGAAGGACTTTCTCTCAGTGCGGCCGGATTACATGGCCGGTAAAGTGGAGGCGTGGCAGCAGGATGCCGCTGACCTGGAGAAGATTTGCACGCGGTGGTTCGTGAAGCCGGAGCATGTGGAAAGCAAGTTTGGCAAGATCGGCGCCATGCTGTGGGGCCAGCATGTGTCCACCTCTGACCCCGAGTCGATCGTCCGCGACATGCGGGCTGGCGTTGAAGCTGGCTCGGTGCGTAAGCCAAACAAGGCACGTGAAGCCCAGAACATGCAGACCGTGTTGCCGATCCTATTCCCAGAGTTGTCCAAGCACGCTGACGCCACGGGTGACACGAATCCTATCAATGCCCTCATTAAGCATTGGGGAGAGGCCATCGAGGAGAACGTGGACGACATGATGATGGGTCAACGTCGTCCGCCTCCTGATGACGAGATGGCCAACATGCAGAAGGAGCAGATGCAGCTCACCAACCAGAAGACCGGGGCGGAGGTCCAGAAGATCACCGCTGACGCGCAGCTCTCCCAGGTGGAGGCGGTGGTGAAACAGACCGAGATCCAGACCGCTGGCGCCGAAGTCGAGAAGGCTCAATTGGAGTCTGAGGGCGAACGTCAGAAGATGATGGCAGCCATGCAGAAGATGCAGATGGACCTCCAGAAAGATCACGCCGAGTTGCAGATGAAGGCCGAGGGGTTCCAGCAAAAGCTGGCTGCCGATCAGCAGTCTGGAGAAGTGAAGATTGCCCAGGGCGCCCAGAAGTTGGAACTCGACAAGGCTGCTGGCGTACAGAAACTTGAACTCGACCGTGCCATGGGCGAGATGAAGTTGGAGCAGGAGCGTCAGAAAATTGAACTCGCTCGCGTGGATGCGGCGCTGGGCTTGCGCCAGAAGTCTGATGACCACGCCCTGCAAATGGGACAGGATTCCGAGTCCCACATGCGAGAGATGGATTCCAAGCAGGACGCTCACGAACAAAGTGTCAAGCAGACCCAGGAAATGTCCAAGGCGAAGGTGGATGCCGCGAAGAAGGCAGCCGCAGCCAAACCGAAGGGAAATAGCAAGTGAGCCATGTGATCATTGAGGGCGGCGTCCAGTATCGCGTTACCATCGTCGCTGGCAAGACGGTTTACGATCCCCCATTGCCGAAACAGATCGTGAAACGCAACGCCAAGCGATTGAAAGCGATGCTGGACGCCCAGTCCCCGCCAAGGAGTATGACTGATGTGGAGCTATTTGCAGACGTCGGTACACTTGATAAACAGTACCGGGGGGAGGAGCAGTACCTCGACAGCATCGTTGCCGGAGCCAGAAAGCACGGCTACAACCCTAATCCACATGACTTCTACATGGGGAACATGGCAAGATTCGTTGGAGATCCAGAAGCCTTCGTGCCCCCTACTGGTGGACGAGGGCATATCCGCAAGGTGTGCGAGCAGCGGGGAATTCCTAGCTCGGGAGCGGTTAATCTGGCCGGACGTGAGCCGGA